GTTATTTCTATACGAATACGTATGTCACTGCCCCACTTTCCGGCGGACAAGCACAGATCCCTAGTGGATCGGCATTATCGACTGCTCGTGCCGAAGGGTGGGAAACCAACGGCACCGACAAGACACAAAGTGGTGTTGTGGCTTCGCCCGCATCTGGCGGTCAGGCCGCTTATGGTCCAGTTCGGATCGATGCTATCGTATTGGGTTCGCGGATTCGGTCAGTTGCGCTAGTGGGCGATTCTATCGCTTCTCCGCGTGATTCCCCCTTCCAACAAGTTCTTGCCACTCATCCACACGTCGGAGTGGCGGTCGCTGGGGAATCCGCCGAGACGTTTCGCCGGTCATCTGAGCATACTCACCGGCTCGCACTAATCGACGATTGCGACATGGTGCTGTGCGAGTTGGGCGCTAATGATGCCATTGCTAACCCGAATACTAGCGAGGCATTGTCTAGTTGGATTCCGGATCTTCTTGCCGTATGGACATTATTGGGCAAGGGTGGGACTCGTCCGGTATGGCAGGCCACTATTACCCCGCAGACGACCGGCACATTCACTACTATCGCTGGGCAAATTGTCACTGCTCAAACAGCGGCTATCCGGCTTGTCAACGCATGGCTCCGTGCCGGAGCACCTTTGGTTGGCGGAGTGTACGCTGCGCCCGGTACTTCTGGTGCATTACTGGCTGGACGAACTGGACATCCATTACATGGTGTTATAGAGGTTGCCGATGCTGCCGAGACTGCTCGAGATTCCGGTATTTGGCGGTCTACCGGAGGTGCATGGACTGCCGATGGGCTGCACCCTACTGATACCGGTAAAATTGGTATAGCTGGCGAGCTGGATTTGACCGCGCTATTCTCCGGAGTCAACCGGATTCAATTAATTCGTGCTGCTGGTACAGTCCGCACTATGCGTGCTATCCGCGCTGGCGGCGTGATTCGTACCGGTACCTGGCTATGAGCGAGTTTAACTACAAGTCAAAATGTGACCAACTAAGAGGAGGTGTCCCAAGTGGCAGCACTCGACAGCATTCTCGACAGTACCAAGAAGGTCCTCGGGCTGGCGCCGGAGTATGATGTCTTTGATCCAGACATTCTCATGCATATCAACACGACGTTCGCCACGCTCAATCAATTGGGCATCGGGCCGGAAGCAGGATATTTCATCGAGGATGCCGAAGTCACCTGGGATGCCTTCCTTGGGGACGATCCTCGATTTAATCAGGTCAAGACCTATGTCTTTCTTCGAGTAAAGATGTTGTTCGATCCGCCGGCAACGTCTTATCTGATCGACGCAATGAAGGAACAGATCCAAGAGTACGAGTGGCGAATCAGCGTGCTTCGAGAGAACGACGCTCAAGATATTCAGGTGTCTTAATTTAAGGGAGGTGAGGAGTCATGGTCCGCATTCCGGAGTCGAGAGCCAAACGCCGTGAACAAGCTCGGCGCGAAGCTCTGGCGCTGGCCATGACCCCTCGCCTGCCCAAAGAATTACAAATTCCTGGTCGACCCAAGTATGGCGTTGCGCCAACTTCAGAACAGCAACGCGCATCCGAACGACAAAAGCTAATCGAGAAGCATGGCGAGCGAGCCAATGAACGCCAGGCTGATCGACGCGGTGGCGATCGTCGAGTTCGGTCGATGACTCCACAAGAGATGGAAGATTGGCTGAAACTTAATCCCGGTGGGGACCGCAGAGTCGGTGAACGCCGTACAGGTGATCGACGCAAGTAGGAAGGAGGTGACCCATGACTAAGTCTCTTGCACATGTCAGCGTCAAGCCCTGGGGCGAAATTACCAAGGCTGACTATACCCCTGAGCAGTGGCATACCGCTTGCCTTATTCACCAGCACTCCGGCGCACCAACAAGTAAGGATCAATGCAAGCTGCCGGTCAAGACGCCAAACGGTTCGGTCAATCGAAACGGCGTGCATGCTGCCGCCGCGGCATTGGCTGGAGCTCGAGGTGGTGTTGATGCTTCCGATGCAGAGAAGGCGTCTGCCAAGAAGGCACTGCTTCGGCTTTATGCAGAGCTGGGTGAAGATCCACCAGATTCGCTGACTCATTCCGACGTTATCGAGCACTACGGTGTCAAGGGGATGAAGTGGGGAAGGCGGAAGGAGGAAAACTCTGAACCTAAGACGCCGGTCGAAATTCAGACTCATCTTACCCCAGGTAAACGAGTTGCCACATCTGGTGGTGCTTATCATTCACCACATGAAGATGCGATCAAGGCTGCGGTAGCTCGGCAGAAGATAAAGGCCAGTACGCTGGATTCATTGTCTAACAAAGAGCTCAAGACGGCGGTTGATCGGATGGGTCTTGAGCAGCGATACGTGCAACTGTTGACTACTCAGCCAAAGACGGCTAAACAAAAGGCCATTGAGATGGCCAAGTCTTTCATTTTCGAGATGGGGCATGAGCCGACTGCTGAATTTGCCGGCGCTAAGTATGGTGTACTTGGTGAGATTGCCGTCGATACGATGATAGGTTCGATTCGGAATCAGAAGCCCGAGGATATTATGAAGCGGTCACAGACTCGGCAGGAACGGCGCGACAAGGCGGCACGGCAGCAGAAGAACGGTTAATCGGGGGAGGGTTGGCGATGAGTCTATCGAACACTGCAACACCATATTACTATGGTCAGTTCCGTGATGCAGTTCTGCGGGGCGATGTTCCGGTTAATGCCCAAATCTCGATGGAGATGAACCGGATCGATGATCTCATCAGAAACCCTAACATCTACTACGACCCCGACCCCGTCGAGGGATGGATCCTCTACTGCGAGAACGAGCTCACCCTTACTGATGGTACGGATCTATATCTGTTACCAACTTTCAAACTCTGGGCTGAACAGATCTTTGGTTGGTACTACTTCGTAGAACGAAGCGTCTATGAGCCGACCGAAGATAATCACGGCGGCAAATACGTCAAGAAGCTGATCAAGAAGCGGCTGACGACGAAGCAGTATCTGATCGTGGCTCGTGGTGCCGCCAAGTCGATGTATGCCGAGACCATCCAGGCATATTTTCTCAATGTCGACACCACGACCACGCATCAGATCACCACTGCGCCGACTATGAAGCAGGCCGAGGAGGTGATGAGTCCCTTTCGGACTGCTATCACTCGAGCTCGCGGTCCGCTGTTCAAATTCCTGACCGAAGGGTCGATGCAGAATACTACCGGCAATCGCTTGCTGCGGCAGAAATTGGCCGCTACCAAGAAGGGGATCGAGAACTTCCTGACAGGCAGTCTGCTCGAGATTCGTCCGATGTCGATCAACAAGCTTCAGGGACTTCGTCCTAAAGTCTCCACCGTGGATGAATGGCTTTCCGGTGATATTCGGGAAGATGTCGTCGGGGCGATTGAACAGGGCGCATCGAAGCTTGATGATTATCTGATTGTCGCGATCAGTTCAGAGGGAACGATTCGTAACGGCTCCGGCGATACTATCAAGCTAGAGTTGGCGGATATTCTCAAGGGTGATTACTTTGCGCCACATGTATCGATCTGGCACTATCGGCTGGACAGCCTGGAAGAAGTTTCAGATCCCGCCACTTGGCTCAAGGCAAATCCGAACCTTGGCAAGACTATTACTTATGAAACGTATCAGCTGGACGTAGAGCGAGCCGAGAAAGCGCCGGCTTCTCGGAACGATATTCTGGCCAAGCGGTTCGGCATTCCGATGGAGGGTTATACCTACTTCTTCACCTATGAGGAAACTTTGCCGCATCGGCAGCGGGAATTCTGGGGAATGCCTTGTGCATTGGGGGCAGACCTTTCGCAGGGCGATGACTTCTGTGCGTTTACTCTCTTCTTTCCGCTCGGCAATGGAAAGTTCGGCATCAAGACCCGGAGCTATATTAGTCAGTTGACGCTGATGAAGCTGCCGGGCGCCATGCGACAGAAGTATGAAGAGTTCATCGAGGAAGCCAGCCTACATGTCCTGGATGGCAATATTCTGGACATGATGGAAGTTTACGACGACCTCGATAAATTCATTCAAGACTCAAGGTTCGACGTAAGAGCTCTCGGATTCGATCCCTACAATGCTCGGGAATTCGTCGAGCGTTGGACGACAGAGAACGGGCCGTTTGGGATCGAGAAGGTAATCCAGGGAGCTAAGACCGAGTCCGTTCCACTCGGTGAGCTTAAGATCCTGAGCGAAGAACGCCTTCTTATTTTCGATCAGGATCTAATGTCATTCACGATGGGTAACGCCATTACGGTCGTCGACACAAACGGCAACCGAAAGCTGTTCAAGCAACGGCGTGAAGAGAAGATCGACAACGTCGCGGCCCTGATGGATGCCTACATCGCTTGGAAGGCGAACAAGGAGTTGTTCGAATGATCATCGGAATTGACGATAAACCCCCGCTCAACGAAGATCTCCTTGTTCACTTCGGCGTCAAGGGGATGAAGTGGGGACAGCGAAAAGCTAAGAATTCGTC